CTGGCGTACGTGCTAATGTAAATAGAACTTGTGTGATCTCGCGAAAGCGGATCACGCCCGTCAAGATAGCCTTTCGGCAATCTAGACTTCCTGACCACGTATCTCGTTTTAAACGGACGAGGCGTGAAAACAACGTCGGAATATTCCGACTTGGCAGGATTGCGAGCAGAAACATAACCTCCTGTTGCCAGCATCACGTCAAAGTGTGCACATTTCGTGCGCACTTGTGGCAAGACTGGTTTCAGATAGGTATAGTTTCGCTCTACCTCAGAGGTACGGAACCCAGAATCGGGACCATGCCACTCAGGTACGAAGCGGACGGCTGTACGTAGTAACCCTTTTAGGTACAAGATGGTTTGCGGGAGTAAGACTTTCACTTTCGCACACCACTCAAAGATCTGATTAAGGGCGACGTACACTCCGGAGTCTGTCGATAGGTCTTTAACATAGAAGGGCGTTACATCGAAGCCCTCAAAGTAATCACCACCGCATGACTCACGGAATGGTCCGGCCAAGTAAGACTTGTCATGATTAATGACCAGTCCGCAGCTCTCAAGCAAACTGATTAGTGTAGCCGCCTCGTTAGTGGGAACAATGATATCGTCCCCAAACACTCCGCGGCATGACCAATCAATCCAGTCGTTGCGACCCTTATGCAATAAAGAGTTCGCATAGACCAGTGAGGTGAAAATGAAAGTCATCAGTGGGAATGTAAAACCATTTCCCATAGTCGACATCATGTTCAACTCTATGTACTCCTTGCAAGGTAGCATCATCTCCCCAGAACGAATCCTGAGGAAGTGGTCAAACCAAGCAGGGGGCATGAGCTGTCGTACCAAACTTAGACTAAGCATGTCTGACGCAGACTTCATGTCGATAGTCGCAAGACTACCGTCAGTGGAGCCACGTTTAGCCAGCGCCTTGTTCTTAGGCTGCTGGGTGCGAATGTCTAGACCTAAGCTACGAAGAACATTAGTCAGGTACTGCCCTGCGGCAAGTTGCAGAGCCATATTACCTGATGGTTCTATCGCTATGGTACGCTTGGTATCTTCGTTTTTCGGAACCGTTGTCAGACGCGACCCCCTTACCTCGAGCACGCCCGAACTTCCATTAGCCTCGTCATAGAGGCGAAAGTACGGATTAGTAGCTCGTAGCTTTGTAACAAGGGGTTTAGCTAGGAGCGTGCAACTCATAGGCTGGTGGATTTTCTCCGCAGCGTGACTGCCCCGGATGCCATTACTGGCACCAGGGCCGAAACGCCACAGATCCAACCTACGAGGGTCAAAGGCAACCTGAATCAGCTCCTCGTCAAACCTTGCATTATAGCGCTCAAGGTTCTTAGATACAAATAACCTAGCGTTATGCAAGATAAAACTATCGAGCTGAATATCAGACTGCCCCACCAAAGCATTTGTCTGCTGAAAACCGCAGACAGCAGCCTCGGTGAGACCATCTTTTTCAAGAAGCGCCCGCTTTCGCATGCGCTGCACCTGGCGTTGGACCGCAAACTTTGTATTTCTGTCTGCGCATTCAACATCGTTTAACTCCTCTGACATTGTGCTGAAGAGGTCTATCAACCTACAATCATATTTACCCATGAGACATCTCCCAATAGGAATTGTGAAGAAAACGCTACTTGTAGCGTTATACGCCGGCTCCACTCTCGCGAGTGGGGCGTCTGTTTTACTAGACGATGCCGGTCAGTACGGTGTCAGCGATACCAGAAGCTGCTGCCCAGCCCACACCGAAGTGTGCGCTGATCATGGCTTTGATATCCTCTGGCTCGTACGTATCAGTACCCGCGGGCACGGTGATGATCGTTTGGATCATCGCCAGCTGCGCTTGTTGATTCACGTACGGAACAGCACCCTTCCGGGTGTTGAATTTGTACGTGTTCACGGGTATGTTCTTCACGATCCCAGTTGTGGGATTTGCCGAAGGTAACGCGCGCAACACCGCCGGACGGAAGAACGTGATGGTGAACGGCTTGCTCACAGTGTGAGTTTCGACGTTCGTCTGCGTTCCACCAAGGGCGGTAACGGCATATTGCTTCCCGTTGATATTGGGAGCCATGTCCGCTGTGAGCGTGTAAGTTGGAGACGTAAGCCCGGTAACAGCAGCACCAGTAGCCGGGCTGGAAGGTGCAAAAGCCATAGTAAGGCTTCCTTTCATTTAGTACAATTTAAAGTACGGGGCGACACAGAGTTTACCGACGGTGGCCGATTCTAGCCAGCGAACCTTCCCACTGCAGTGTTGCGCAGTGAGTACGGTGTACGTATGAAGTTACTGTACGTTTCGGGACTCTTGCCGACAATAGCGAACAGATTGCTTAGCTTTGACAAGCTGTTCTTGCCTATCTCGTCCTGCGTTTTATAGCGCAGGCCGATGTGCGGCAACACACTGAGAAGCGTACGCTCAAAATCAAAATAGTGAGCTTCGCCTGGCTTCTGCGTCAGCCTAACAACAAAGGTCGGCGCAGGTAGCTTTGGCTTAGCCACCGTGATGAAATGAGCTTGGTAACGGCGATCGCATACTAAGTACTTTAAAGTTCCCGGAGGGGAACTCCAAAGGTCCTCTAGATATGTGCCGATATTCGCAAAGTAATCAAGGGCCCAACTATAAGCCATAAGCTCCCATGCAGCAGAGGGAACCGAAGCAAAGTCAAGCCCCAAGTGATTCCAGATCGAATAGTCGTTAGCGCTTTCGAGAAACAAATCGAAAGCTCCGACATACCGGTACGAAAGGGTCCACGAAACAATAGAGGGGAACTCCAAATAATCATAGGAGGCTCCCTTGTTGAACGTGTATTGCCCATTCGTGCTCGCAGAACCGCTTAACCGGACGCTGTTATCGGATCGATGTTTATATTCATCAATCGCGTGCAGCAAGGACTTGGTATCTGAAATCAAGGGTTGCATTCCAAAATTCCAGGTGAGCCAAGCCTTTGAAACATACCGGTAAGCAGAGCGGCCTCTCGTTCTCTTTATGTCAATAAGCGTCTTTAGCAGAGTCGTCATAACCTCAACCGAACCTTTAATGGTTCTATGTAGGTCGCCGATTTCTACCAGAGGAGGCAGCATATTGGCACTCCCAGTTGCTGTGCTCAGCTTACGTTTCAACCTTAACAGTGCTAGATCTTGCACTGAGAGGTCTGTCGTATGTAAGATAGCTGAAGAATCGAGCAAACTCTGAACTTGTTGGCCAGATGTTCGGCCCCAAGAAGAGTCGCCGGGATTCCCCCATTGCCAGGTATAGTTGGCGTTCGCCGAGAATATGTAACTCCATTCTTGACGTTGATACGCCGAACTGGCATTCTGGGACTTCTCAACTAGGTTCTTCCAGCTAGGGTTAGACGTGCCAGTAACGAACCCGGTATGCTTTTCATCCCATGACATTGCAGGTTGAAGCGCGTAGTACGTCGGCTGGTTTAGCCGATTATACTGCCACGTTTCTGACCTCCAGTAGCCATGTGAGTAAGTGTTCCGGACCTTCGTGGACATCGTCTGCTCCTAGTACAGGTGGTTTAACTACGGGTTAAGTCCAGGTTAGTTGACCTGAGCTCAGAGACGGGTTTTGTGCCGTCCAGATAACCATGCATGAAATCCAGAAGGTACGCCAGATCAGCCTTATCGATACGGCCGTCCGCGAGGACAGCTTCGAGCAAGCTGAGAATCGCGTAGACCTTCATGAATACTTGCATGATAACTCCTTAAGTTAAACGCCAGAAAGACACCATGCGAGATGCATGGCGTAAAGGAACCCCTCTCAAACCACTTTAGGACAATACAGAAGGCGCAGAATTCCAGAGATTTTCGAGCGTTTCGCCACTAGTTTCGTGGTTAACGCCGTAATCAAACCGGAGCGCCATGTCCCAAAACACTGAGTAGTCGTCATCAGAGATCCATTTACCAAACAATAGCTTGTTAAAATAAGCGTAAACAGCATGGATATTTCGAAACCGTTTTACACGGCAACGATCCCCAGCTGGCCAACCTGACGTCATAATTTCAACATAACGACCACCTGTTATCGGGAAATCTTCCCCGGACAGATCTCGAAGCTGTTTGTAACTTGCTCCGAAATGGTTGTTTACTTGAGTATATTGCACGTCACGGATAAAGCGCAAGGTAATAGACATGATGACTCCTATTAAGTGAGTGGAATTGGAG